GCCGCATTTGGGTTATGATCGATTAACTCAGGAGCTCTCCAGGAAACCCAAAGATCAGCCCTGATACTTGGATTGTACTTCTCCTGCTCCCGATATCTTACCCAGTTGTGGTAACCTGGATCATCAGTATCGCAGTAAACCGTCACTCCATGACCGAGATTAGCTAGTTCTTCAGCGACTCGGATGACCGCCGTTTCTGATCCTCCAAGACCTTCCGTCTCAAGTTTCTTAGGCGACCACGATTCGAAAGTGCCGAGAGCCGCAATAACAATGCTTTTTTCGCTCTCTGCGGCCACTTCGTAGTCGGCAAAGATCCAGCCCGAATCTCCAAAGGGCTGCTTCTTAAGGGTTCTGATTCTTCCCCTTGGAGCCAGCATTCGTTCCATGTCGTCGAGGTCGAAGATTCTGAGGTGGGGCTTGATTCCAGGTTCTTGCCATCCTTGAGCATGTCCAAGTTCCCAGGATAGATAAGGAGTTGTGATGGCAATGTGTCTAGCCATCTTTTCAACCTTCTCCAACGTCGCAACCGGGTCCACCACATGCTCTAGGACCTCGAACATCAATGCCAAATCGTAGAATCGTTCAACATCAACTCGGTAAGTAGCGATGTCTCCGGCTGTGAAGTCGGTATGTGGAAGCTTGAAACGAGCAACTCGTTGATTGGCGAGTTGGACGCATCTTGGATCGATATCAATGCCAGAGACTTGCACATCAGGCAGTTCTCGTGCGAGGGGCAAGGAGATAAATCCGTCCGCGCATCCAAGATCGATAACGTTGGCAGCTCCAATTCCTTTTGCTGTGGCAATAGCAAATTGAAGTCTAGGATATCTCCGCCAGTGTTCAGAATGCAGTTCCTCATCATCCATCGGCGTCCAGTTCGGGTTATTGAGGTAAAACGCTGACATCAGTTCTGGGTTGTCAACGTGGGCAGTATTCTGGAAAGTTAAGCCCCTAATCGCTTGAATGGGTGGAGTACTTTGAATCGAATGAGGGAGACTCTCAACAAATGACCGAGCTTTGAGCCATTCATCATGTCGAGCCAGTTCTTCCCAAATCTTAACTGAGTTGTCTACGACTTGGTGAAGTCTGTATTCTTCACTAATGATAGTAATCTGTTGAGCTAGGGTCTCTTCTTTCTTTATCTCATAGGCCCGATGAAAGTTTTCAAGGGCCATCTCATAATCACCGAGTTGGGTGTAAGCTAACCCGACAATCAAAAGAGGATCATAGTCGTAATCACGATGATTTAAGATAAGAAAAGTTCGAGGGCGATTCTTGGTAGCTCCAGATTTCGTCCATTCCACAGTGGAGCGGAAGTCACCTGAACGATAGGCGGTCTCAGCCAATCCAAAATAAGCATCAGGCCAATCAGCCCTAATGCTAATAGCAGCAAAGTCAGCTTGCCGAGATTTCTCGAAGTCACCTAAAGCCCTCCAAGCATCTGCAACTTTATGTTGCGCTTGGTACTTCTCTTCATCCCAGCCAGAGAGTTGAATAAATCTCTGCCAGTGAAGAATGGCTTCATGGACTTTCCCACGATTAGCATTCTCAGAGCCGAGGTAGCTAAGAATCCGAGGATCTGGATTGGGTTCCTGCTCTTCAAGCTGGGCATAGAGAATAGAAAGATTCCTATCAGGTTCATGCTTATCTACAGGCTTATGGTGAACTGTGATGAAATTGTCCACCAGCATCCTAGAATGATCTTCTGGACCTATAAGGACTTCATGAACCTTACCGACCCATTTCCAGTCTTCTGAAACACGGATCAGTCTTTCTCGAATGAGATAACAGTTGTTTACACCGTCATCATCTCGAGAGTAATCATATCCCCAGTAGAAAGCATCTATCTGAGGATTGGCAATGATGAGCTCGTGCAGCGATCGCCCTTTATCCCTGACGAGCTCATCATCACCATCTAACCACAGGAAGTAGTCTCCTGTGGATGCTTTGAGCACGATGTTCCTCGCCTCAGAGAAATCATCATGCCATTCGATGTCGAAAACCTTATCAGTGTACTTCCGAGCAATTTGTACCGTATCGTCTGTAGATTGTCCCGCAAGGCCGATGACGATTTCATCGACTTGATCTTTAACAGACTCTAAGCACTGCTCGAGGGTTCGTCCTTCATTTCGGACGATCATACCCAGAGAGATAGTACCCATTGTGCCTCCAGAACTAGTGAAGTGCCGCCTCACTAGCCCATACTTTATGGAACGAGTGAACCGTAGATTCCACGCCACTCAACGGGTTTGAACTGGAAGTCATGTCGAATCTTGTAGGAAATCTCATCAAACTCAAAGGAGTAGGGATCGTTCCCACCAAGAACTCCACGTACTGCCGGATCCTTAAGCCCAAGGAACGGAGTGTTGTTGCCATTCAGAGTAACAGCCGCTAAGAATGCCAACGGGCCCTTGAGGTCAGTTGCCATGTACCAGTTGTTAGCATCCGTGAAGAATGGCTCTACGATAACGTCGTAACGACCCTGAACTAAGTTGGCCTGCAGAACACCAGCACCAGCTGGAAGTAATGCAGTATTCACAAGGGCATTAACAATCCACCTAAGTTCAAGTGGAATGATAAGTGCCCGAGGTGCTCCAGGATTCGTGATCTTGAAGCCTTCCTGGTCAGTCTGTGCATCCAGAGCTGTTTCCGCAGCAATGAGAGCGTTCATCCCAGTGATGTCAGCAGTCAGAGCTGTAGTACCAGTATTCGCATGGTTAGCCGAGAAGAGGGCATTGCCATCGAACATGGTCGGATTAGACTGGAATGCAGTAACAGCAGCCTGCTTAGAGATCGTCCGAGCCATTGCATCGGCAAACTCATTAGGCAGTTCAGCAATCTTGTTTAGACGGTCTGAGATGATAAGCTGTCGAGTGACGCTGAACGCAGCACCGAACTCTCGCAGCTTGAGGACCTCAGCGTCGTATTCCTTGACTGCCAGTTCCTCGTAAGGCCCATTGAGGGTCTTCTCTGGGATGTCACCAAACCGACCAAATCGGCTTGACGTGTACTGCTCGAAGTCCTCTACGCTATAATCTTTGGTGTACTGAGGCCAGGCTCCAGTAACCTCGTTAAAGCGCTCGAGAAACGTATGACGAATGAACTTCGAGATATATGTCGGGAAGTCCGACGTAGACATCGCCTCTTCGGCGTCCAGTTCTCCATTTTCGGCCTGTTCGCGAGCTTCGATATAAGCATCGAATAAGCGAACCCGCCGTCCTGGAGCCAAACCAAGAGGGTTCTGCAGTGGCGGCATTTTCTACCTCTAGTACTGCTCGTTAGGATGGAACATCAAAACTCTTACAACGGATGCATTCGCAGTAGCGATAGAACGACCGATCGCGATTGCACCAGATGCGATAGAGGCTGGCGGAGTAAGAGCAATGGAGGTTGCACCAGCGGTAGCACTGGCATAAACCTTAGAACCCATTGCCCAAAGGTCGGTGCTTAGTTTGTTACTAAGTTCCCAGGCTCCATCTAAGAGTAGAGTTCCATAGTCACCAGAGGCGACATCATCTTGGACTACCCCGAAAAAGCCCTTCTCGTAGCAAAGATTTCCAGCCTTACGAGCAACGCTCATTAAGACTCGGATCCTCTTGCCAGCGTGAACAAAGTTACGAGACATGCTTTATCCTCACTTCCCCGGAGTAGCAGCAGCTTCGGTCTTGGTGTCCTTCTTCTGCTTGTCCATCCCGAAGACGGCCATAACAGCTTCCTGAGCACGACCAACCGGAGCCTTACCATCACCAGCAGAGCCGGAAACTCCCATACCAGTGATTCTTGGCCCAACACCAAGCTTCTTCAGCTCTTCCTGAGCATCTTCGATAGATTCCTTAACAGCAGTCCGATCATACTTCTTGCCGTCAAAGGACTTCTTGATCCTGGCCTTAACGATATCAGGCAAAGGAGAAGCATCCACAGTCTCGGCAACCTTCTTGATCGACTGAGTTGCTTCCTCTTGTTCCTGAACCCAGGACGTCCGTGCCTCACTAATCATCCTCTCGACGGATTCCTTAGTGATAGCTTCAGCATCGTCATCGTCGTCGCCATCACCATCATCAGGATCAGGTGGCGTAGCTTCCGCCTTCGCCTTGTCTAAGATGGACTTATACAGCTCGGGGACATGCTCTTTAAGCATATCCTCGTCTACATTCGCCCAGTCAACATCAGCCACAGTGGCTTCTCCTTCTGACTCAAAGAACTGATCGATCTGACCTCCGGCTGCGGGATAAAGCACCCAATCGACCGAGTAGCCCTTGAGGATCTTTTGAACATCCTCGTAGACTGAACCATCTGGTTGCCTCATCACGTTTGTTCGGAGACGGGAGTTGATGGAGTCTCCCATGTGCTCCTTCGCCCGTTTCGCGTACTCATAGAAGTCCTTATCAAAGAACTTCACAAGAGAGACGATTTTACCACCTTGATCGTCTTCTACATAGTCGGTTGTAGTTGTCGCGGAGACCATCTCTTTCAGTGACCGCTTCAGAGGAAGTTTATCACTGTGGTCAACGAACATCCGCATGTTGTTGAAGGTTCCTTCGGAGACTGCCTCGCGAAGCACTCGAGAACCATAATTGCGATTGTTCTTCGAGCGCCCTGCCCTGATGATAGTGACATTAGCTTCCATCTTGTCATCATCAAAGGTAGCCTCCTGGGCGTCGAAGATCTCATGAACTTCAACTTCTCGAGGCATAAGCGCTTCCTTCTTAGTCGGAACTTTAGAAGCAGTAGTTGTCTTAGTCGTAGCTCCCTTCTCTGTCTTCCGCATGACAGCTGCACAGTAGGCTTGTGGATTCTTCTTGCTGGAATTGGCTTTGACGCAAGCAGCGAAGTTTTTATAACCAGCGAAGGGCATTACTGCTCCTCTTCATCTTCCTTGCCAGGAAGCTCTGGACCAAGAACGTGGCGAACGGAAGTTCCTCGGTTGTTAACGACGTACTTTCCGCCATTCTTAGTCACCACAGTGCGTCGTTGAGTATTCACTGCCGCGATATCACTAGCTGCATACTCAGTAACCTTAACGAACTGAGTCTTGAGTTGGGATTCCGGAGTAGCTTCAGCCATTATAACCTCTCCGTTGGATCAGGCGATGGACCAGCTAGATGAAGGATCTTTCCAGCCTCGCTCAGTTGGTATCGACCACCATTCCTTGTGATGAAGAATCGAGTCTTAGGATTATAGGCGAGAATATCGCTATCACCATAAGCTGTTATCTCAAGAAACTGCTGTCGAACTGAGTCTTGATCTAAATCAAAGTCAGATAGCTCTACCTCCATGGCTCTTCCTCAACTTGAGTGATCGATGGGTGGTTTACCAGCAGCAATTCTCTTGGTTCCTGCGTCTAATCCAGCATTAGCGTTAGGGAATCCAGTCACTGGAGTCTTCCCATTCTGAGAATCTCCAGGTTGTCCGGGCTGTGGAGGTCCGCCACCATCTTGTAGATTCTTGAGGTTAGCATCTTTAAGTTTCTTTGCGTCAGCTTGGATTTGCTTCTGCTCAGCTTCCACTTCCTTAAGAATCTGGTTAATGTTAGGAATCTCAAGAGCTGCAAGAGCTTGACGGATAGCAGCCATCTCAACGACGCTGTTACCCTTGGCAATCTGAGTCACGAGGCTCGAGATTGCAGTCATCACCTTAACGATATCTTTGGAGATGATCGGTGGGAACGACCACGCAACGAGAGTTTCGGGCCTCTTGATGTCAGCCTCCGGTGAAGGAGGCTCAGGAGCGTCAGAACCAGGTTCAACTGAACCACCTGCCTCTTGAGCTGGAGCTGAAGAGTTTACTTGCTTCACTCCTTTGGGGAAAGCAGTCTTCAGAACGAAGGCTATGATCTCTTGGAGCACTGCCTCTCTGAAGAATGTCTGCCAATCTTCAAAGGTCTTCACCATAGGCAATTCCATCGCCTGAGCAGTTGCTAGGTTAGCATCTCCACCTTCACCGAAGTAGTGGATGTTAATAGCAACCCCAGCCCCTGCAGCTGTTAGAAGCATCCTAGCATCTTCCTTGGCTTGGGTTGCTCCTGTATCCGTCTTCATCCATTCCAAGTCCACAGCTGGGTTGGAATCGTAGACAGCTGCTCCAACTGGCTTGGTAAGTCGACGAATGACGTTCGACTGATCATAACCAACGTCGAGTCCACCCAACTTATTATGGAATTGGGCTACTTCAGTTGGGCCACCCTTAATCTTCCTTCTCCACGCCACAGCAGTCGCTGCTGAGTTGATAGCAGCTCGATCCTCCATGAACTCCTTGAAGACTCGGAACCATTCTCGAGAGGCAAAGAGCTCAGAGACTCCTCGAACTCCCGCCTTGCCTCGAAGTGGGTTGATGTAGAAATGGAAGATTCTAACGGTGTTGCCCTTGTCATCCTTAGCAATCTTCTTGGCTGGGATCGTCAATCCCTTGATTGTCTTCAGTCGATCATCACTTATCCGATGATCTAAGTAGTAGAGTGTATCAGGAGTTGAAGTATCGGGCGTATATTGTTCCGATTTTCCATCATAAGTCTGTTTTACGAAGACTCGTTTGTACCAAACCGGAATTTTTCGGTTATTCGGATCATAAATGATCTGTTTTACTTCTTCAGTCGGGATTTCCGCCAACTTCACGTAAGGAGCAGTCGATTCGACCGTGAAAGCTCCCAAAAACCGCTCTCCGTCGACTACGATGTCATCTAGGAGCTCTTTTTGAGCTTCGTGGGTCGTCAAAATCATCTGATTCTCTTCGTCGAACCAGAATTCGTTGATAACTTGCTTGATTTGGTCGTTCGCAGTCGTCCATTGAACCCCCTTACCGAGCGTAAATCGCTTGATAAGTTGGATAGACTGCTTCGCCATAGGGTTCTCATGGCGCAGTCGTCGGAGTTTATTGATCGTCTGCGCGCGTGTAGCAGTCGGAATAATCTCTACAATGTTCTGTACGTCATAGAGATTTAAGTAGTCTAAATCCTCAATTTGACGGATTAAAAGCTTATTTTGGCCGTCAACCTGCTCTAAAGAGCTTAAAATCTCCTCTTTTTCTTCATTCCAGGCCGTTTCTTGAGCTTTTAGCTCAGCATTAACACCTAGAACGTTGAGGACTGCCTCTTGAACTGGGTTCATTAATAATCACCCAAACTGACTCTTTTGAGGTCGATTATCTCATCCAAAGAGGCAACGACGTACTCTTCGGTCTCAACTGCTTGATTGAAAAGCTGTGGAAAAGTGTTGAAATAGCCGTATCTTAGAGCATCCATGGCATGATTATCAACGTCCACAGGGAGCTCAGAGGAGTTAGTCTCGATCCTACGACGGCTATCATCGGGATAATGATACTGCCCATGCTCGATGATGGAATTCTGACACCTAGGATCGAATGTAATGCGGGGAACCGTCGTCGAATCAGTAGATCTGATTGGGTCCCTTAAGAATTGATGATGGACCTCGATCCCTTGTCTGATCTTTGGCTTCTCGCCGTAGGCTCGGTACCCTCTTAATCTCCAAGACCCAGCTGCTTCAGCTGCAGCCTTGTCTATAACAACGTCAAGTTCATCCTTGGGGTGTCCATGATCATTCAGAATGTACTTCGACCACTTCTCTTCAGCGATACCGATGATCCTATCTGTGGTTAGACCCGTTCGATAGATCTCATCGAGGACATGAACTTCCTCTTCTGGAGTAATCTGCACGAGAAGTACACAATATGGAGCTGTCATCCCTGGGTCAATCCAGAGCGCCGTCTTCAACCACTGGTCGTAGCGGTGAACCTGAACGTGGATATTAGAATCAAATTCTGGGAAAACCAAGCCTCCATAGGCGATGAATTGAGCTTCCCATTCCTGCGCGAAGGCTTCAGGAGTAGAGGTACGCTTGGCTTGTTCGATCTCTTCGGGACTGAGCAGCGGATTCTCCCTCGACGGAATCATCCATGACTGCCAATCTACGTCGTATTCCTCTCCATCCGCTTGGCCTAGCTTCCAGAATTGCCAGAACCAATTAAATCCGCGAGGCGTTGAAGTAAAGAGAGCCTTCCCTCGACGATCTGCGAGTGCTGGTCGAAGATACTGATCCCAAGTGCGATGTTTGAGTCTTGCGGCTTCGGCGAGAACCACGAGGTCAAGACCCTCACCGATAAGCTGGTCAGGGTTCTCCTCGGATCTGCACTCGATAAAGCTGCCGTTCCCGAGCTGCATAAAGAGCTCACGTTCAGACTTACGTTCCACTGGGATGAGCTGTTTGTCGACGATAAGCTTCCAAGCAACGCGGAATTCCTTCTCAGCAAGGTCCATGGTAGGACCGACGATCCATATCCAACTTCCAGGAACCACAGCCTGGGTGAAGACTTCCCTTCCACCTATGACTGACTTCCCGATTCGTCTTCCCCCATCAACTAGACGGAAGCGAGCCTCACTCCGGTGAATCCCCGCCTGGTAAGGAAAGACGCTCATTCCCGTAGATTGGAAAATCGCCGCCTTTCTCTCCGGTGTGAGTAAGGAAGATCGTGTTGAAGATTGTTTCGTAGCTTGTGCTACCACCATTCGCCGCCTCTGCCTCTAGTGCGTTAGAGCCACGCGCGAGTCCAACCCGATCGCCGATACGAAGAAGATCAAGTAATTCGATCCTCTGAATCGCGTTAGGAGATGTCCGCCTCAGGAGCTCCTTAACGATACGACCTTGGAGTCGAGATGTCATGGTCTTCCGTAGCTCGTCGATTCGAGCGCGGAAGTCCGGGTCGGTGTAGTACTTCCTCGTTTGTCGAACGCTGACGCCAGCGAAATCGGCAGTTGTTTTCCAGCTTGCTCCCGCCGCGAGCGCGATGGCCGCACGTTCCATGTGCATCTGCATCGCTTGGTACTGCGCACGCCTGGGAGTTCCTGTTGGAATCTCATCAACAGCATCAGCCGGGCCAACAACTTTTAGATCAGCACCCTTGGCAAGTTGGAAGGGTCGCTCTATCATTGGTGACGTACCCATTGGAACCCTCTATACACGACGCGCCCGCGAGGAGTTTTAAAACTTACCCCAAAGCAAGAAGATCATGATCAGTACTAGAAGGGCGTAGAAGAGCCAAATCTCCCAGGTCCTTTTCACGGTAGTGGCAGCCCACCTCGGACGAAGTAGAAGAGCCCGGCGAGTAGACCGATCACCCAAGCATATCCTGTAAGGAATGCTCCAACCACCGCTGCGGGCGGTACGCCCAGCGAGCGAAGCAGAAGCCCCAGAAGAAGACAAACAAGCCCCACCGCTACTGCGATGAGGATAGCGGTAACGATTCGCTGAATCATTTCAGATCCTTAATGTTTTGAGTGCTGTTCTTGATGCTTTCCCGAGCCGCTCTTGTACGTTGAAGAGGCTCCAGTCGAACTTATTCGCGATGTCTATCTCGCTGAAGCCCTTACAAAACTCAACTAACGGCACTGCTAAGGGAGGCTGGTACCCCATCAGCAACCACAGGGATGAGCTGAATGGGAAGATTGGAGCAGCCTTTGAGAAGTTAGCCCGCCGCTTCCGGAAGGATTTGAGGCTCTCGCCAGCTTTGGGTGGCTTGAGTCCCATCTGAATCTCGAGATGGGTGAGCAGTTCTGAGAATAGGTCCGGAGTGCCTGCCTCTGATAACTTCTTAACAGAGGTCCGGCCTGGGAGTTCTTGGATAACGCCCCATCTGAAGTAACAGGGTCCACACCGTGGTTGGCGATAACTATCGATAAAGATATAGTTTGCCGAGTGCAGACAACCAAGTCCCGGTTGATAGATAACTATCTCGAGGCCTGGATTTATCATCTGGAGCCCCTGCTAACTCCCCAAACTCAACGACGATTCGGCTAGATCCTTCGTCACCGATTGCTCGGAAGTTTGAGGTTCCAACCGAATAGTCGTATTGAACTGCTCCCCCATCTACATTCTGCATTATAGCCCTTAA